GCTCTTGGGTGTTTTTGATTGCCCTTCTTCGCGTTGTCTTGTGGCAGGTGATTTTGATAAATTTGATCAGTCTGTCATTGCTCCTTGGGTAGATGTATATTGGTCTACAATGTTAGCGTATCATGATGAGACGGATGATGACTTTCCTATTATTAAGGCAATATGTAAGTTGTTGTGTTCTATGCAACTTACTCGTATCACTCGATTAATTGGAGAGCGTTGGGCTGCTGTTCATGGTCAAGTTCCTTCAGGGCAATTCAACACTTCGCATATGGATTCATTTGTCATGGCTTGTTACTTAATCTCCTTTTGTGTTCATGTTATAAAGGAGGCTCCTGATGATATTAAAGAAGAGTTGGAGGCCCACTTTTTGGATATTATACGCCTTATTGTTTATGGTGATGATCATGTTTATAATAAAGGTGTGGGTCGTTGGTCTTCTTATTTTAGTGGCCAAGCTTTTTCTGCGTTTTGTTTTCGTTATTATAATTGCACCATTCGTGATTTGGAAGATGGTGTTTCTTTTCTTAGCGAAGTGGAGCTTGGTTATATTACTCGGCGTGGTGTTACCTTTTTGCGTCATCAATTTGTCAAGAATCCTTATTATGGAGATTCTCGTTATCCTGGACAGTGTCGTTATTTGCCTTTTCGTGAAACTCGCGAAGTAATGATCCGCGCTGTTTATTCTCGTGAAGTTAAAGATAGAGAACCTTTGGATGTTTTGTTCTCCCTTGTCTCTCATGCGTATGGTACTTATGCATCGAACAAGGATGCTTATGATAGATTGATGATTTTGTATGACCAGATTGTTCGTTCGGAACATTTAGATGACGAAACATTAGCTCGTGAATTGTGTCGTCGTGCTCAGACTCGTGAGATGGGCAAGCTTCGTCAATTGGGCATTTCTATGTCTGATTTAGAGAAGGGTTTTCCTTCCTGGGAGACCTTAATTCGTAAGAATACATATGATGAAGATTATCAGGATATTTCTCGGGAGTATTATGCTACTGGTGACTATAAGTTTACTTATGATGATGATTGGT